AGAAATTGAAAATGCAATTGATCGAATTCTCAATCTTGATGGAACAAATTTCTATCAAACTTTTGAGATCGATGATTGAAAAATAAAAATTTCTTCGTCGACCCGGGGGAGGGGGGTCTCGCATTTAGCCCCCCACCCTCATCGCCGCCCCCTCCATATTTTCCCCGGAGGGATATTTGGAAAGCCAATTGGGGACTAGGTTCTAGGGCCCACAGGAAGTTTCTCGTGTGCTCCTTTCTTCCTGCTGGTCTCGCTCACAACGGGCCCTAGAATCTAGCCCTCAATTGGCCCCAAACGCCCTCTATCTAAGGAGCAACTATGGGTAAAAGGGCCGCAACCCCCTCTAAACCAGCTCGAACTGTAGAGCAACGCGAAGCGCAAATGATTAACCTGGCGCTTGAGCTTGCAGAGAAGCAGCTTCGGGAGGGTACAGCACCGGCAACCACGGTGAATCACTACCTCAAGCTCGCCTCCACAAGAGAACAGCTTGAGGTGGAGAAGCTGAGGAATGAAACAGCACTCCTCGAGGCAAAGAAGACGGCGCTCGTCAGCGCTGAGCAAGCCGAGAAGATTGCCAAAGAAGCCATCGAAGCCTTCCGTACATACTCTGGAGCGGGAGATGTTACGAACGTATACTGAACTGGCGCGCCTCGAGACCTTTGAGGAGCGGTTTGACTACCTGGCTCTCACCGGGCAAGTCGGAACAGCTACGTTTGGCTTCGATCGTTACCTGAACCAGAGATTCTACACCTCGACGGAGTGGAAGAAGGTCAGGAACTTTGTTCTGGCTCGAGATGAGGCCTGTGACCTCGGGATCGAGGGTCTTGACATCAGATACATGCCGCTAATCCACCACATGAATCCGATTCAGCCCAAAGATCTCGAGGAATTCAATCCAGACATCCTCGAGCCAGAGTTTCTCATCACGACAACCAAGAATACCCACAACGCGATACACTTCGGAGACCGATCGAGGTTGACATCACGAGTTGTTGAGCGTCGACCGAACGATCAAGCTCCCTGGAGGATCTAATGGGAACCATTCTTGAAGATACTAAGAAGGCAATCGGCATCATGCCGGGTTATGATGTCTTCGATGACCAGATCCTGATGTACATCAACACTGCACGTATGGATCTCGCACAATTGGGGCCAAAATGCAATACCCCGATTGAGAAAGATACCGCTTGGACCGTCTTTGATGACATCAACGATGAAGCGGCCATCAAGTCTTACATCGCCATGAAGGTTAAGCTGTTCTTCGACCCGCCGGGGAACTCCTTCTTGGTATCGGCCTATCAGAAGCTGATCGAGGAGGCAGCATGGCGACTGATCTACCAGACCGAGGGGAAACAGAGGTAGAAGACCTCATTCACCACGGTGTAAAAGGCCAGAAATGGGGCGTCATCCGCAAGAAGGCTAGCGCTGGCCGGAAGGCCACTATCAAGGCTATCCAGAAGAGCGGGCGATTCACCGCCAACGCGACCAAGACGACTATCAAGACCGCCCGAACTGGAGCGGCTAAGGTACAGAAGGCTAAGCAGGCCCATGACCAGCGAGTCGCCGGAAAGATCCAGGCAAAGAAAGAGGCCAAGGCCCGAAAGAAGTTCGCAAATCTCGGATACAAGAAGATCAGCGACTCCGAGCTACAGTCTCGAATTAAGCGGCTGGAGCAAGAGAAACGCTATCGGGAGCTCAAGGCCGATCGCCACCTGGTTCGAGGTCGTGAAGTCACTCGATCGATCCTCGAGAACTCTCTGACCAAGGCCGGGACATACGCCGCAACCAAGGCTATGAAGACGGCATTCGACAAGTCGTTTGATCCTGGTAAATCGGGAAAGTCTACGGCCGAGACGCTTAAGAAGGCTGCAGAGAAGGCTAAGGAAGCGGCTGAGGCTGCTTCAGTTGTCGCTGAAGAGGCTAAGTCTGAGTATCGATCTACTGGCGGTCCTACCAAGGTTAAGTCTCCGACTCTTCCTAAGAGTAAGACGCCAAAGCAGATCGAGAAGCCAAAATCTTACAAGCAGACTAAGCCCTCGCCCAAGAAGAAGCGGTACCCTCGTAACCCGGGGAGCACTGCTAAGTAATGCTCTCGAACACCGCAGTACCAAAATACTACGGGCAGTTTCGTGACGCAGTCATCCGAGGCGAGATTCCAGTATGCGAAGAGATCTCATGTGAGATGAACCGGATTGACGCACTGATCGCCAATCCCGAATACTACTACGACGACCAAGCCGTGGAAGGATTCATCGCATACTGCGAGAATGAGCTTACTCTGTCCGACGGAGCCGACCTCCATTTGCTCGACAGCTTCAAGCTCTGGGCCGAACAGCTCCTTGGATGGTACTACTTCGAGGATCGCCAGGTCTTCGTCCCATACGAGGACGGAGTCGGTGGTCGCTATGAGACCAAAACCGTAAAGAAGCGCCTTACAATCAAGCAATATCTGATCGTTGCTCGTGGAGCGGCGAAGTCGATGTATATGTCACTCATCCAGAACTACTTCCTGGTGATTGACACTACGACGACACATCAGATCGCTACGGCTCCGACCATGAAGCAGGCGGAAGAGGTGATGGGTCCCTTCCGGACCGCCATCACTCGAGCCCGAGGTCCGCTGTATAAGTTCCTTACTGAGGGATCCATTCAAAATACAACTGGTGCGAGGGCTAACCGCCAGAAGCTGGTTGCGACGAAGAAAGGTGTGGAGAACTTCCTCACCGGATCCCTTCTTGAGGTCCGCCCCATGTCCATCGACAAGCTGCAGGGTCTCCGACCCAAGGTTTGTACGGTGGATGAGTGGCTTTCTGGCGACATCCGTGAGGACGTCGTCGGTGCTCTTGAACAGGGCGCCTCGAAGATCGATGACCCGGTCATTCTGGCCGTCTCATCCGAGGGAACCATCCGCAATGCTGTGGGCGACACCATGAAGATGGAGTTGCTCAAAATACTGAAGGGCGAATACATCGCCCCTCACATCTCAATCTTCTACTACCGCCTTGATGATATCAAGGAAGTAGCAGATCCTGCTATGTGGGTGAAAGCCCAGCCGAACATCGGCATCACTGTCTCTTATGATCGGTATCAGCAGGACGTCGAGCGAATGGAACAAGCCCCAGCTGCTCGAAACGACATCCTCGCTAAGAGGTTCGGGATCCCCATGGAGGGATACACGTACTTCTTCACCTATGAGGAGACGATCCCGCACAGGAAGAATACTTTCTGGAACATGCAGTGCGCTATGGGTGCCGACTTGTCCCAGGGTGATGACTTCTGTGCGTTCACTTTCCTATTCCCACTGAGGAATCAGGCTTTTGGTGTAAAGACACTAGCATACATCTCTGAGCTGACGCTCATGAAGTTGCCGGGAGCTTTGCGTCAGAAGTATGACGAGTTCATCCAAGAAGGAAGCCTCCGAGTCATGGAGGGTACCGTCCTGGACATGATGGAGGTCTATGAAGATCTGGACCTTTACATCGATGAACAGAAGTACGACGTCTCGGCGTTTGGGTTCGACCCATACAACGCCAAGGAGTTCGTAACCCGGTGGGAACAGGAGAACGGACCATATGGTATCGAGAAGGTTATTCAGGGAGCCAGGACAGAATCGGTACCCCTCGGAGAGCTGAAGAAGCTGGCCTCGGAACGCCTTCTCATCTTCGACCAGGAGCTTATGGCCTTCACCATGGGTAACTGCGTCACACTTGAGGATACCAACGGAAACCGAAAGCTACTGAAGAAGCGCTCGGAAGAGAAGATTGACTCAGTGGCTGCTCTGATGGATGCCTTCGTGGCATACAAGATCAACAAGGAGGCATTCGAATGAGCAAGGAGGTGAAATGGGTCTTAGTGATCGATTGAGCCACGCCTGGAATGCGTTTACCAGATCGCCGGACAAGAAGGACTTCACTCCAGAATACGGAGCATCGTTCTTCGGAAATCCGAGCGTGAACTACCGCCCTGTCGTCGGGGATCAGACTATCGTCACCAGCATCTACAACCAGATTGCTATCGACGTAGCGAATGTCCCAATCCGACATGTTCGTACAGACGACAATGGTAATCTCAAGAGCTACATCAACAGTGATCTTGATGACTGTATGTCGCTCAGCGCCAACATCGACCAGACAGGACGTGGGTTCTTCCAGGATCTAGTCCTCACCCTGTTCGAGGAGGGCGCAGTAGCGATTGTTCCTGTCGATACGAACGTCAACCCCGACATGACTCAGGGTTATGACGTCCGTTCCATGCGAGTCGGTAGTATCATCCATTGGTACCCTAGGCACGTTCGAGTTGAAGTCTACAACGACCAGACTGGACAGCGAGAACAGCTGACTCTTGAGAAAGAGTTCGTAGCGATCGTCAACAATCCGCTTTACAGCGTGATGAATGCTCCGAGCTCTACACTGCAGCGACTCACACAGAAGCTGCATCTGCTCGATGCTATTGATCGACAGTCTGGATCCGGTAAGCTGGACATTATCATTCAGCTTCCCTACGTGGTTAAGACTGAGCTCAAGAAGCAGCAGGCAGAAGCCAGGCGAAAGGCGATTGAGGAACAGCTTGCCGGTTCTCAGTACGGTATCGCTTACACAGATGGTGCAGAGCGAATCACTCAGCTGAACCGACCGTCCGAGAACAACCTCATGAGTCAGATCCAGTGGCTCACTACGCAGCTGTATAACCAGCTCGGAATGACCGAGGATGTCTTCACCGGCAAGGCCGATGCTCGACAGATGCTGAACTACCAGAACCGAACGGTTCGTCCAGTTCTGAAGGCGATCACGGATGCCATCACCAGGACTTTCCTCACCAAGACTGCCCGAACACAGAAGCAGCGAGTAATGGCGATCGAGGATCCGTTCCTCAACGTCCCGCTCGAGGAGATGTCCAAGCTGGTCGACTCCGTCAAGCGCAACGAGATTGGTACGGCTAATGAGCTTCGACCGAAGTTCGGCTGGGCCCAGTCTGATGACGAGACGGCAAACCAGTTGGTGAACTCCAACATCAATCCGATGGGTGAGGAGATGCCACCCGGCGAAGAGCCGGTTGACGAAACCCCAGCCGCGGATGTACCAATTTCCGAACTGATGGAGAGTAGTCAAAATGGCAGTTAAGTGCGATTTCTCTGGCTACGCCACGAAGAACGATGTTCGGTGCTCGGATAACAAGGTAATCCGGCACGGGGCTTTCGCGGCGTACGACGGGAAGACTGTTCCTCTCGTTTGGCAGCACAAGCACGGTGACGTCGAGAACGTCCTGGGGCATGCCGATCTTGAGGTTCGCGATGATGGGGTTTACGCCTACGCCCATCTTAACAACACTGATCGTGGCCGGACCGCTCGAGAGATGGTCAAGAACGGCGACATCAAGGCGATGAGCATCTACGCCACCCACGTTCGCGCTAAGGGCAATGACGTTGTCCACGGTGAGCTCGTCGAGGTGAGTCTGGTGCTCCGAGGCGCCAACCCTGGTGCTCTCATTGACCAGGTCTCCATCGAGCATGGCGACAGCGGCGATGAGATTGAGGCTGTCATCTATACCGATGCACAGCTGGACTTCGTCTCTCACGGCGATGAGGACGAGGATGAGGACTTCGAGGTGGAGGAGACGGATGACGTCGAGCACGCCGAGGAGGAGCCGGAGGCCGATGAGGCTGAGGGCGACGAGGACGACCCCACTCTCGGGGAGATCTTCGATGGAATGACCGAGGAGCAGAAGACGGCGGTTTATGCTATCGTTGGACAGCTCGTCGATTCCGTAGATGAAGAGGCGGAGGAGTCGGAGACCGAAGAGGTTGAGGACACCGCCCATTCCGACACAACTGAGGATACTATGGCTCACAAGAACGTGTTTGAGGGCTCCGCTACCACCGAGGAGCTCCCCGTCCTGACTCACGCCCAGGTCGAGACTATCTTCGAGGATGCTCGCTCCAGCGGCTCCCTGAAGCAGGCCATCCTGGCCCACGCCGACGCTTACGGCATCAAGCAGATCGAGACCCTCTTCCCCGAGGCCAAGGATCTGTGGAACCAGCCGGAGTTCATCAAGCGCAAGACCGATTGGGTCAACTCCGTCGTCGGCGCGGCTAAGCACTCCCCCTTCTCCCGCATTCGCACCCGCTTCGCCGACATCACCGCTGACGAGGCCCGTGCCCGGGGTTACATTAAGGGCAATAAGAAGGAAGACGAGGTCTTCACGCTTCTGCAGCGTGTCACCTCGCCTACCACCATCTATAAGAAGCAGAGGTTGGATAGGGATGACATCCTCGACATCACTGACTTTGATGTCGTCTCCTACATCCGCGGCGAGATGAAGATCATGCTTGAGGAGGAGCTCGGTCGAGCCGTACTCATTGGTGATGGTCGCCAGGCCTCCTCCAAGGACAAGATCAAGGAGGACTGCATCCGCCCGATCTACAAGGAGGACAGCCTCTACGCGCCTCGCGTCGTCCTGGCCAAGGAGACCACCACCGAGGACGTCCTGGACTCCATCGTCCGCGCTATGGACGACTACGACGGCGCTGGTAACCCGACCTGGTTCGCCGAGCCCCACATGGTTACCGAGATCCTGCTGCTAAAGGACAAGATGGGCCACCGTCTGTTCCGCAGCGTCTCCGAGCTTGCTGACTACGTCGGCGTCTCGAAGATCGTCAAGGTTCCGCTGATGAAGGGCCTGCAGCGCACCTCCACCAAGAACGGCACCGTCGACGCCCTCGGCATCATTGTCAACATGTCCGATTACACCATTGGTGCGGACAAGGGTGGGCAGCTCTTCGCCGCCGAGGACTTCGACATTAGCTTCAACCAGTACCACTACCTGCTGGAGACCCGCCTCTCCGGTGCGCTGACTCACCCGAAGTCGGCCATCATCGTTGAGCGGAAGACCGAGGCAGGTAACGTCGTCGCTGAGCCGTGATAGATGGCCAAATTCTTCGGTGAGATAGGATTTGCTACACAGGTCCAGACCGAGCCGGGAATTTGGGAAGACAAAATAGTCGAGAAGCAGTACTATGGCGACGTCTTCCGAGAAGCACGCCGCTTTGGTAGCAGCGATGAGATTCTGGGGAGTATCAACCTCAGTAACCAGATCAGCATTATCGCTGATGGATTTCTAACGGATAACATCCAGAATCTCAAGTACGTTCGCTGGATGGGGGGACTTTGGAAGATCTCCTATGTGGAGCTGAAGTTCCCCCGTCTGGTTCTCGAATTGACGGGGGTGTATAATGGACCGACGGCTAGCTCTCCATGAGAAGCTGGTAGAGATCCTCGGGTCGGATAAGGTCTATTACCAACCGCTCCCGTCACTGAAGCTCTCGTATCCATGTATCGTATACGAGCGGCATCCGGGCGATCCGATGTACGCGGACAACCTCAAGTACATTAAAGCAAACCGGTTCCAGGTTACATTGATTGCTCGGCATCCCGAGGACCCGACACGAACGAAGATCGAGGACCTTTTGTTCAGCCGCCATGAGTCTCGACTCGTAGCGGATAACCTCTATCACGACATCTTCGACGTCTACTATTAGGAGTTAACATGGCTGCACTTGTCTGGGACAAGACTGGTGAGCGCCGTATTGAGACTGGTGTCGACCACTGCGCACTGTATGTGTACGACCCGGCTCAGAAGACCTACGGCAAGGGCGTTGCTTGGAATGGTATCACCGCCATCTCCGAGAAGCCCGAGGGCGCCGAGGCTACCGACCTCTACGCCGACAACATTCTGTACCTCTCGATGCTCTCGGCTGAGAAGCTGAAGGCCACTATCGAGGCCTACACCTACCCCGACGAGTTCGAGCAGTGTGATGGTTCCGCCACGCTGACGAAGGGTGTCAAGATCGGTCAGCAGGACCGACTGGCTTTCGGTCTCGTCTACCGCACCAAGATCGGTGACGACGTGGCTGGCCAGGACAAGGGCTACAAGCTCCACGTCCTGTACGGCTGCAAGGCCTCTCCTTCCGAGAAGGGCTACAAGACCGTCAACGACTCTCCCGAGGCGATCTCCTTCTCCTGGGAGCTGTCCACCACGCCGGTCAACGTGTCTGGTGCTAAGCCCACCTCGCTACTGACCATCTCGTCTCTTGACGTCGACGCCGGTAAGCTGAAGACCCTCGAGGCTAAGCTGTTCGGTGCCGACACCACTCAGGGTGGAGGCGGGGCTCTCGAGCCCAAGCTTCTACTGCCCGACGAGATCAAGGCACACTTCGCAGGCTGATATACCACACCGGGGGCTCAGAGACCTAGACTCCTGGGCCCTCGGTGCCTGCAATGCTTATAGTTTCTATCCCGGATCTCGACGGGTTTGATGAGGAGACAGGTTCGTTTGTCTCCATGCCTGGCGGAATCCTGCACCTGGAGCACAACCTGGTCGCGCTGTCAAAATGGGAGTCGATTACCCATAAGCACCTCATTGGTAACGATAAGATCACACCCGATGAGATGGCCCTCTACATCAAGTGTATGATCACAGATAAAGAGTACGACCCGTCGCTCCTGGATAGGATCCCCCCATCTGAGGTCGATCGTATTAGCGCCTATATGGGCGATACGATGACCGCAACCACCATCCGCGAGACGGGTGGGGAGTCTGGATCTGGAGAGTACACCTCGTCCGAGTTGATCTACTACTGGATGATTGCTTGCCAGATTCCATTCGAGTGTGAGAAATGGCACATTAACCGACTACTCACGCTCATTCGGGTATGTAACCAAAAGAACCAGCCCGATAAGAAGATGTCCCAGTCCGAGATTATGGAACGGAACCGGGAACTCAACAGAGCCAGGCGAGCAAAGCTTGGTTCGAAGGGATAACAATGATCAGTCACGAAGACATTCCCGAGGAGGCGCTTGCTCCGCAGGCCCACATCGGTACTGATCCCATGGAAGACAAGGACATTCACGTGTCCCAGACTACTGAGGTGATGCAGTGAGCGTTGCACAGCAGGTCCTCGCTCGCGCCGCCGCGAGGATTGGATACTATGCACCCGATGACCCTCAACCCGGATCTGAAGCTGGCCGATACTGGGCAGCTCGAACTGGTCAGCAGTGGCTTGCTGGACCGTCCGACTCTGTTTGGTGGTGTATGCTCTTCGTCAGCATGTGTCTGGACGAGTGCGGGCAGGTTAACGCTATTGGAGGATTCTCCTTTAACACTGATTACACCGTCAACAAGGTCCGCCAGCACCCTGATGCTTACTTCGTATCGGTTTACGACGCCCAGCCCGGGGATGTCGTCATCTACAACTGGGACGGCGGCGGCACGGACCACGTGGGCTTCGTCGAGAAGAACCTTGGCGGCGGCACGCTCCAGACGATCGAGGGCAACACGTCCTCTGGTAGCTATGGCTCGCAGTCTGCTGGCAATGGTGTTTGGCGCCGAGTCCGCAGCGAGTCGATCGCATATGTGATTCGTCCGGCATACACCGACGCTCCCGGAAGCTCTGCTCCCGCTGGTCCCGCCGACATTCGTGCTCTCCAGCGCGCTGTTCGAGCCAACCCCGACAACGTCGCCGGACCAAACACTCGCTCTCGCTGCTACGCTCTGGCTGCGGCTTCTAACTGGGGAGGGAAGACTTTCCCCTTCGGCGTGGCCTTCACTCAGTCCGTGGTCGGCACTGAGCAGGATGGAATTTGGGGTGACGCTTCTGAGGAGGCGCACGATGCGACCGTCGAGGCCGTTCAGGCTGCAGTCGGCGCTGAGGTAGACGGCGTTTACGGCGCCGAGACAAATACCAAGGTGAACGCCCTGCTCGACAGGGCCGAACAGCCGTAGGAGGCTCAAAATGGCAGCGCCATACTGTACTTTAACGGGAACTATTCCCGGAGGAGAGAATGGTCGGGCTACTGTCCGAATCATTCCTGACGTGAAGGGTGCTACGGCTACCGTCGACGGTGCCGCAGTCTCGATGCGCGAGATCGTGGTTCGGACAGACCAAGCTGGCGCTGTCAACATCGAGGTGCTTGCTCCAGGTGCTGGCGTTAGCCCCGCCGGTTCCTGGACGCACACCATCTACATCGACTCCCCAAGGTTTGACATTGTCAAGCACGTGGCTCTCACCCAGGGCGGATCGATCGACATCATGACCGCCGACCCCACTTCTGAGGTTTCACCACTTCCATTTGGAGGCGGAGGTGGTGGCGCTGGATCTCCAGGCCCAATCGGCCCACGAGGCCCCGTTGGTCCTCCCGGACCTAAGGGTGAAGACGGTCAGCCTGGACCCGCTGGACCTACCGGCCCTCAGGGTCCTCCTGGACCTACCGGCCCTCAGGGTCCTCCTGGACCTGCTGGCGGTGGTGCTGGAGGTACCCCTGTTCCCGGGCCCAAGGGTGATGTTGGTCCTCAGGGTCCTCCCGGACCAAAGGGTGATAATGGTCAGACCGGTCCTACCGGGCCCCCTGGACCTCAGGGCCCTCCCGGACCAGCTGGCCCCGCAGGCGAACGTGGTCCTGCCGGACAGGATGCAGTCGCTCCTCAGCTCGATCAGTACCTCACCAAGGCTGAGGCGGCTAAGACTTATGGTGAGAAGGCAGATGTCGAAGACGCACTCCGACAGACGAACCCGTTTAAGAATGGTGCCAGGTACTACTCGCCAGTGACCTATTACTGGCCTGACTACTACCAGGACGGCAAGCCTGGGCAGTTCTCCAAGTGGGCTCAGACACTGAAGTTCCGTGACAACCTTGGATACGTCATCCTTAACCGCAATAGCGGAGACTGGGAGGCGCAAGAGGTAGACTTCCAGAAGCAGGGCGAGCTGGCTCTCGGTGCGGGAGCGAAGAAACTCCTGTTCTACATCAAGACTCAGTACGGCGCAGCGATCCACCCTGATGACGAGGCGAATCGAGGCATTCCTAATGCTGCCAAGTTCACTAAGGAGTACATCCTTGAGCAGCTGAAGCGAGCAAAGCATTGGTATGGCGATCTTGTCCAGGGAGTTTTCCTTGACGAGGTCATTAATGGATGGGACGCCCGTAAGGATCGACTGCCTTGGTACAAGGATCTGATTGACACGATCCGCCGTGAGAACGGTATTGACTTCGTGATCGCCATCAACACTGGATCCAACATCTCTCAGGAGGTGTGCGACCTGGACTTCGACGTCTGTATGATGTTCGAGGGTACGGCCGCGAAGTTCCTCGAGGAGAATCCCACTTCGCCCATCCTTCCGGACCACATGAAGGCCTATCCGTCCACTAGATGGTGGGCAGTGGTTCACTCGGTGACGTCTGACAACTACCAGAAGGTCTTCGACAAGGCAGACAACCTCGCTATCAGCCATCTATACGTCACCGACGGATTCCTTGTCGAGGATCCTCAAAATGGTGGTCCGTGGCACCCAGTCGGTAACCCTTACGAGAACCCTCCGGGCGCTGAGATTCGAGAGCTGATCATTCCGTGGCTCAAGGGATACCTGAAGCTTAAGCTGAAGGTCGATAATCTCAAGATTCCCGAGGTTCCGAAGATGATTGTTCTCGGACCTGATGATCCAGTTCCCGCTGGGACTCCGTCCGGGACGGTGATTGTTAGGCGGGCCAAGTAATGGCTAGCGTATTCCCAGTAATTGGCGCATGGTGGGGAGGTAATGGGGCACGAATCGGTAACGGGCGACTAATCCGAAAGGGATCTAGCTCCACCCCATTCGAGAATGCTTCCTATACCGTCGGCGATCGTAAGTGGACTGTTGAGATAACGTATACAGCGGATAGAGATACCCAGCTCGCCATGAGAGCGAACTGGTTCCAGGCAGATAAGCAGAAGACCGATAAACAGGACTTCATTACTACCTGGAATATCCGGGGCGGTACTAATGCGGCGATCAAGTTCGACTTCGAACTTCCGAACAACGCCTATCCAATGTGGACTCCGTCCATTGCGGTTCCGGGTACGGCTCAAGACATCACTATCCACAACTTCAACGTCTATGAGACGCCCAAGCCAGGATTGCATGTTCATGTAGCTACTGGTAGCGGATCGGAGGCCAATGGTTTCGGCACTACTTCACTACGAAGTCTCCCTGCTGAACTCGGCGACCTTATAGTTGTATTCTATGCTTCGCAGTTTGGAAACACTAAGGCGCGTCCACCGGATGGTTGGGATGTTCAGTATACTTCGGACGCTGGAGGACGGTCAGGATATGTAGCGGTAAAGCGAGCCACACAAGCTGACCTTGATGGCAACTTCAAGTTCAATAGCGACGTCGCCACCAATGCTAGAGAGAACTTTGTCTTATTCTCAATCGGCGGGGTATCTAAATATAAGATACATACCTGGCAACCAGGTATTCCCGCTCTCGATAAGACCAAGAAAAATCTAGTAGCCGTACAATATCATGCACCATCTTCTCGAGATGAACCAGTATGGTATCCCCCAGGTACTGACCCAATCGCTAGAGGCGGTAAGCGTAACCGAGGATCCTCATGGTCGATGACCATCGGGGCACTGGCTTCTTCAGTTGAGGACTCGTATGGCGCTAAGGCTTATGCCTGGGTAGAACTTGAGGAAGAGAATCCAGAACCTCCAGCTGTAGTCATACCTGGCATAGAGATTACCGATTCTGGAAATTCCAATCCGGTATTCGTATATTGGAATGGGGAACTACGGCCGTCTACCATGCGTGCTGTACCAAGAGGATACTCCGATATACACACCATGATGGATACTCTCGGCTTCCTGATCGCCCACCGAGGCGGATCTGTCAGCTGGCCTGAGGCTTCGATCCGGGCATATACAAACGCGGTTATGTTCGGAGCAGGGGCTTTGGAGGTCTCATGCCAGAAGACGAAGGATGGGGTATGGTTCCTGAACCACGACCGCACCCTCCAGCGTGTGGATAAGACGGCTCCAGATACCCCTGTCACCGAAATGACATGGACAGAGATTCAGAAGTTCACCACTATGGGCGAACCGTTCATGACGGTCGAGGAGTATTTTGCTGCGTACGGCTCGAGTCACATCACGGTGCTCGATCCCAAGTACTCGGCCGTACAGTGGCAGGAACTCAAGAAGTTCTTTCCCTCTGATGCCCAAGGTCGAATCATCTGGAAGTTCTCTATTGACGCTGGATGGCTCGCCAATCAGTGGAAGGCCGATGGGTGGAAGTGCTGGGGCTACTCGTATCCTGATCAGGTGACTGACGGTCGGATCAACGAGTGGCACAAGCCATGGGACTACATTGGCATGTCATTCGATGCAAGTGACGAGGTCTGGAACCGAACCATCGGACTTGGTAAGCCGGTATGGGGGCACATCTGCCCAACCCGAGACGCATACGACCAGGCTATGGCCAAGGGTGCTATCGGGTGCATGGTCTCCGGAGTGACCAACATCTACTCCGAATCTCTAGTCTAGGAGAATCATGATTACAATCGAGAGCCAGGGAGACTGGAAACTCACCAGGAATTGGTTTGACCGAATGACGAAGTTGGACCTGGCTCTGATCATGAATCAGTTCGGCAAGGAGGGGGTTTCAGCATTAAAGTCTGCGACCCCCTCCAGGTCGGGCGAGACGGCTGCGAGCTGGAACTATGAAGTCACTCGAACTGGCAACAGCTGGAAGATCACCTGGACCAACTCCCACGTCAATAACGGCGTAAACATCGCCGTCATCTTGCAATATGGTCACGGCACTCGCAATGGCGGGTATGTCGTCGGCCGAGACTACATCAACCCCGCTATCAGGCCGGTATTCGACAAGATTACGAAGAAGGCCTGGAAGGAGGTCACTAAGTAGTGGCTACTATTGACGAGCGGGTAGTCTCGCTCAAGATGAACAACAAGCAGTTCCTTTCCGCGATCAAGGAATCCGCGTCCAGTATGGACCGACTCAAGGAATCTTTGAAGATGCAGGGGGCTGCAGATGGTCTCTCTCGTATTGGAGAGATCGCTAAGAACACCACACTCGGCGATCTGGCCACCAAGGCTCTCGACATCGGCAAGAATATGTCGGTTATGCAGGGTCTTGCCGTCACCGCATTCGGTGGAATTGGTGTCGCGGCTCTTAATGCTGGTCGAAGCGTGGTCTCTGGTTTCATAGGAACCATCAAAGATGGCTTTAATGAGTATGAGCTCAAAATGAGAGCAATTCAGACCATTATGGCCAACACAGTCGAGAAGGGGACCACCCTCGGCGAGGTTAAGACCTCCCTGGCCGAGCTGAACACCTATGCCGATAAGACGGTATATAGCTTCAGTGACATGACTCACGCCATTGGTCTGTTCACCGCAGCTGGTGTCGATCTTCAAACATCCGTGGCATCCATTAAGGGACTGTCTAACCTCGCAGCAGCCTCAGGTTCAACTGCTCAGCAGACAGCCACGGCATACACTCAGCTTTCTCAAGCTATCGCGGCTGGCGCAGTCCACCTTCAGGACTGGAACTCGCTAGTCCAGGCAGGTATGGGCGGTGAGTCGTTCAGAAACGCCCTTATCGAGACCTCCCGAATGATGGGTACGGGCTACGATGAGGCTATTGCTAAAGACGGAAACTTCCGAGAGTCTCTCAAGGAAGACTGGCTTACGGCCCAGGTCATGACGACCACTCTTACTGCTCTGACGAATGACCTGTCCGAGGCTCAGCTTGTTGAGATGGGTTATTCCGAGGAGCAAGCGCACAAGCTCAAGCAATTTGCTCAGGGAGCATTTGACGCCGCAACCAAGATCCGAACCTTCAGTCAGCTAGTAGACACGACTAAGGAAGCCATCGGTTCCGGATGGGCTGAGACATTTGAGATCCTATTTGGCGATTTTGAAGAGGCATCAGTCCTGTTCACGTCAATTGGTGATTGGCTCGGCGGGGTCATCAAGTCTAGCGCAGATGCTCGAAACGGGTTCCTACAGATGTGGAAGGACCTTGGCGGTAGGACGGCTCTGGTTCAGGGGTTAGCGAACATCTTCTGGGCTATAGTTAAGGTACTCGGCCAGATAGGTACGGCCTTTCGCCGAGTGTTCATGAATGCTAGTGCTGAGGGCCTTGTCCGGATCACTAAGGCTTTCGAGAACTTCACCTCGAAGCTTATCATCACAAACAACTTTGCTGATAAGCTAGAGTGGACATTCACTGGTCTATTCTCGATATTCCACATATTTGCTACGATCCTCGGGGAAGTCGCACAGGTAGTCTTTACGGTAGCCTCGCATATCGTCAGTGCCCTATTCCCGGCCTTCACGGGAATTAACTCTGGTGTATTTCAGATAACTAAGGTCCTCGGCAAGGCTATCTACTGGTTCGACCAGTGGTTCACCAAGCTTGACATCGGTGGAAAGGTACTAAAGCTACTCCTGCCTCCGATTGACCTCGTTGGTAAGGCTATCAAGTGGGTTGTTGATGCGATTCACAGCTTTATCATTTGGCTCGACTTTGGCGGAAAGGTAACTGGTGCGGCTAATGGGTTGAAGAACCTTGCATCAAAGTTCGGACTCATCAAGGACGCCCTTAAGAACTCCGTTGTTGGACAGCAGTTCTCTGCGGCTATGGATTCTATTCATAGTGGTATCGACAAGGCTAAAAATAAGCTCCACGAGTTTGGTCAGACAGTTGGAGACAAGCTTAAGGCTAAGCTGACTTCTGGTAAATCCGCGCTGTCCGAGTACTTCAAGGGCTTTGACCTCAGTAATATGACCTCGTCTGAGGCGATTGTCGCTAAGCTAGGGGAAAAGTTCGATGAACTCGGAAACAAACTCAAGATTTCCGAGAAGGTCCAGTGGCTCAAGGAGAAACTTGTTGAGCTGAAGGACGCCCTTGTTGATACCTGGAATACTATTCAAAATAGTAGTGTTTGGGATCACCTTGGGAAGGCTTTCTCAGACATCGGCGGTAAGGTCAAGGAAGTAGCGGTCTCATTCCGCGACTGGGTTAATGGTCACGGTGAGGTCAAGGCTAAGGCTAAGGAGGCAGCCGGTGCCGTATCTGAGGTTGGTACTGCCGCAGCCCAGGCTGCCAAGGAAACCGGCCAAGCGGCTAAGGAGAACTTCCTCAAGAAGTGGTTCGAGGACATCAAACAGGTCGCTCGAGCAGTTCACCTCCCGGAACTCTTTGACACTATCAAGCAGAAGTTCGTCGAGTTCAAGGACTTCGTGGTCAACACCTTCGCTCCTAAGGTGAAGGAAGGCGCTAAGAATGCATTCGGCTCTATCGGCAATGCCATGAGCCAGGCGAACTCCAACCTCAAGTCCTATGACATGGGTAAGATCCTTGTCGGGGCTATTGGTGGTGGAGTACTTATCGCATTTACTCGATGGATCAACTCCTTCAAGGAGAACTTCGACAAGATCGGGAACGTTGCTGATAAGCTCGGTAATATCTTCGATAAGCTCGGAGGAGTCCTTGAGGCATTCGAGCAGAAGGTCAAGGCCAAGGCGCTTCTTACGATCGCTATCGCTCTTGGTGTTCTTGCTGGGGCGTTGATCCTGATGTCTCTAGTCCCGGCCCCGAAGCTACTAGTCACCCTGGCTGTCCTGAAGTACCTCTTCAAGATGATGGATGACATGCTTGAGTCTATGACCAAGATGGTAGCCTTCAAGAACGACAGCGTTCGTATTGTGGCTATGCTCATCGCTATGGGTGCAGCTATGATCTTGATGGCAACTGCCGTTCGGATTCTTGCTGGTATGGATCTCAAGGGTGCTGTAGTCGGCCTTGCTGCTATGAAGATCCTGATGATGACCATGCAGGAATTCATGACCAAGATGGCTGCCACAAAGGGAGTCGAGAAGGGCGCTGGAATCCTTCTTGCTCTTGCTGCATCCTGTGTCATTCTGTCTCTAGCAGTATACACTCTTGGATCCATGGATACTGGCAAGGCTATCCAGGGAGTCGTAACCCTCGCTGCGGTTGTGGCGATCCTGTCTGGGTTCATGATGGTCGTTAGTAAGGATCCCTTCATGGGCAAGGGTGCTGCGATTCTTCTATCGCTGGCTATCTCTTGTAACATCCTTGTGGCGGCTATCTGGATGCTCGGAACGATGGATACCGGGAAACTTCTCCAGGGAGTTATTGCCCTTGGCGTGGTTATTGCTGAGCTATCTATAGCGATGGCCATCGCCGGGCGAGCCAATGCTCGAGGTGCAGCAGCCATCCTAGCTATGTCGGCAGCAGTTATTGTCCTGACTGGAGCCGTGGCTATTCTTGGAAACATGGATATCATGACTCTTGCTAAAGGGCTTATTGCTCTGGCGGCGGGTCTGGCAATTCTTGCCATATCCATGGCGGCAGCAGATACCTTCAAGACGGGAGCCATTGGGCTTGGTATTGCGTCTATCGCATTCCTAGCTCTGGCCTCGGCCATGAAGACTCTGTCGACGATCACCTGGACCCAGCTCGCAATCGGGCTTATCGCCCTTGCTGGTGGTATGCTGATTCTAGTAGCGGCAGCCGCCGGTGCTCAGTACTTTGCGGTCGGTATGATTATCCTTACCGCAGCCCTACTTGCGCTAGGACTAGCCCTGCTCCCGATCTCTATTGGTATGGCGGCATTTGCGGCAGTATTGGGTATCTGTGCTACAACAGGTGCAGCAGCATTCCTAGTCCTGACCGAGGGGCTAAAGCAACTAGCGGCGATTCTTCCTCAGGTAGCGATTGACTTCGCAAATGCCATAGCCAACTTCATCATCACCCTGGGTTCTAAGGCCCCGGAGATTGGTGTGGCTATGGCTCAGCTACTCGGGGCGATCATCTATGCCATCAATGCCAATATTCCAGGCATTGTGGCTGCGCTGTTTATCCTAATCCAGGCGATGCTCACCGAGCTGGCCAATCACGCTTACGAGTTCGGCGAGAAGGGCGCCACAATCCTGGCAAACTTCCTGAATGGGATTGCTGATAACATCGGCAAGGTGATTGACGCTGCGACGAATGTCATCCTCAACTTCCTTGATGGAATTGCTAGGAATGGTCCGAAGATCATTGACAAGGGTATGTGGACGGTCCTCAAGCTTCTTGAAGGTGTTCGCGATGCTATTAACAAGTACGCTCCTCGTTTCAACAAGGTTGGTCGAGAGATTGCTTGGGCTATTGTCGACGGTATGACCAACGGTCTCGCATCCAAGGCCTGGAGCTTCGGTGAGTCTATGCTGAACGTAGCCAAGAAGGGCTACAACAAGGTCAAGAGCTACTTCAAGATCCACTCTCCTTCTCGACTGATGATGGAACTTGGAGGATATGTCGGTGAGGGTCTTGCTATAGGTATCGAGGATACTGGTGATCGTGTTGCTGATGCCGGCGGTAGTATGGCTGGCGCAGCGTACGACGCTATGTCAAAGGCGCTCAACGGAGTAAACGAACTCATCGAGGATGACCCATCCTTCAAGCCGGAAATCAAGCCCATTCTGGATCTCACTGAGATGCAGAAGCAGGCTAAGGGAATCAACAACTTCCTTCCCGCCATCGGAGTTACGGCGCAGGCGGCTAATGCTGCTCGACCCGCTGCTCCGATCGCAGTTGACAATTCTGACAAGAATAGTCAAAATGGTGTTACAAACATCACCTTCAACCAGACCAACAACTCGCCTGAGGCGCTGGATGCGGCTACTATCTACCGCAACACCAACACTCAGCTTGCTATGGCAAAGGACAAGTTGACACTATGATCTCAGAGATCTCGTCCACGACAAAGTCGGGGGATCGTCTAACCATCGACATCATGAACCCCTACGAGTCGGGGGTCGCGGTCAAGGAGATTACTGGTCTGGGGCCAGTAAAGGCGGACATCAGCACTGATGGATTCGCCCTGCTGGACGGAGCGTTCCTTAAGGGGATCAGGGTTGGTACTCGTACTGTGGTACTGACTCTGATCCCCTGGGGGACCGACATCCAGGAACTCCGACTCAAGACATATTCCTACTTCGGAGTCGGGGAGACCATTACTCTCGGTGTGACAACCGACTGGCTTAACGTGCACTCCGACTTCATCGTCGAGTCCGTCGAGCCGAACATCTTCTCTGAGCGGCAGGAGATCCAGGTCTCCCTTCTTGGGCTGGACCCGTATTGGAAGTCCTCCGCTACTCAGATCCAGAAGGTTGTGGGCTTCAATGACAACACGCCCACCTTCGAGTTCCCGTTCTTCTCACAGGACAACCACAAGCTCAAGTTCGGTGACATGACCAACTCCTCGGGTAAGGATATCCGATACCTTGGTGACTACCCGGCTGGTGTTACTATTACTGTTGAGTTCCTCGGTACGGTCAGTAACCTTATCCTGAGTAATACGACTTTCAACGAGACAATGTCTATCTCTCGAGCTGGAAACTTCTATGCTGGAGAGAGTATTGTCGTTGACACTCGTCCTGGTAAGAAGTCGATCACTCACCAGGCTCGAGGAAGGAAGTCCTACATCACTGGTGTTCTGTCCCCAGGTAGTACCTGGATTCAGATGCACCCAGGAATCAACACGATCGCCCTTCAGTATGCTGGAGGCGTTGACGACGTGAACGTCTCTATGGAATACGATACACTTTATAGGGGGATCTAATGCAACTGTTCTTCGCGTTCCTTCATAACTACAACACGTGGATTGAGGTTCCGAATAACTTCTACTCCCTAAACTGGACCGAGCGGGCATATGACTACGGCCAGTTCGAGCTCCAGCTCTACTCGGATCAACCCGGGTACGAGTACAGTCTTGGGAACCTGTTCATTCGAGACGATACCTCTACCGCCATGGTTATCGAGACGGCTACGGTGAAGCAGGAGGATGACGGCGTCTACCTCCATAAGTATACCGGCCGTTCTCTCGAGTCGATGTTCGAGTGGAGAGTCTTACCTCATAGGCAGTGGATCGAACCCGATTCCAATGGGCAGTTCAATGCTCAGATGACGGCTGAGAACCTGGCCCACGCTCATCTCGGTAAGGATGCGGAGGCGGCTCGTAGGATTGATAACTTCAACTTCCACCGAGAGACTCGAGTGTCGCAGATGGCCTACGTCAACGACACCGGGCAGAAGATCCAGGATGGGAAGTGGATCATCTATGATCGAGCGCCCATCGCCGAGATGTTCAAGAACGTCTTGTCAGCATGTAAGCCAAATGGATACTCGCTCTTCTACAAGATCAAGCTCGAGAACCAGGGTATTCACTGCTATGTTACTGCCCCTCGACTAATCCAGACGATCACGCTCGCTCAGGAGAATGATAACTTCTCAGACTTTGAGTCAGTTGATTCCATCGTCGATAAGAAGAGTACGATCTATGAGGTCTGGGACTCCGGCGATGTGGATCTGAAGTGGATTGCCGACGGTAGTACGCACACTCGGGCACACACGCTTCGGTCCGAGAATCCAATTACTCGACGAGAAGTCTTGTGGGACAACACCCAGGTCCACAAGCCATACTCGATCAAGGACTGGAAAGCGCTTACTCCGCTTCAGCAGAAGCATATCACGTCTCTGAGCGAGGTGTGGTATCCCTTCTGGGTTCTGGACGCCATGTTCCCGAAGTATACCCCGCTCAAGATGATCTCGGGTAAGATCAATAGCTTCTCCAATGTTGAGTACCGAACTGGGTTCGACGTCGGCGATATCTTCTACTACGTCCCCTCTGGCAGCAACGCAGAACCAATTGAGTGCCAGCTGACTGAGATGACTGAGTCTTGGTCCAGTAGTGGGTTCTCTCGGGTTCCCACTATCTCAATGTCGTCTCGTACCAAGTGGAATGGTGACGGCTTCCGTATCGACTTCACTCGCGGTGGCCCCGGAGAGGTCATTGCTCCTCGAGAAAGGGATTAATGCATGGCCATTTCTAGTGGTTTCTACAACTCAGTGAATGGTGACCGGACATACGATGCGGACCAGTTCGGCTCGCTCTTCGATGGTATTATCGCACCGGGGATCTTCCCCAACGTGGGAGACAAGTTCCGAGTCCGCCCCACTAACAACGGTATGTCGGTGTATGTTGGCGCAGGTAAGGCCTGGCTGAACAACCGATGGGTTGAGAACTCTGGCGATGAGACGGTCGCGATCACTGGTTCTCACGCAACGCTTGACCGAATCGATCTCGTATGCATTGAAGTTGACCGATCCAAGGCTGTTCGTGGCGCCAAGATCAAGGTGGTACAGGGTACCCCAGCAGTCACCCCTCTGATTCCGAACGTAGGGGACAGTGGCGACCGGCAGACCTTCGCCCTGGCTCAGATCAAGATTATCAAGAACTCTCGACAGATCGTTGCCGAGAACATCATCAACCTCGTTGGTAGTGCTCGCACTCCTTATGTTCGCGGACCCCTTGAGACTATCAACCTGGACTCCCTTCAAGCAAAGCTACAGGGCGAGTTCAACACCTGGTTCGACTCAGTTCGAGATGCCCTGGCTAATGCTGGTGGAAACACCTCGACAGATGTTGCTAACCTCAAGGTTAGTGACAAGAACCAGAACGATCGTATTCAGGCCGTTGAGGGTCGAGTCGCGGGGACCGAGCTCAAGATCACCCAGATCAACGAGAAGTTCACCAACTCGGGGTCAGTCTATGAGATGCTCAACGACTCGAACGTTGGCGTCCACAACTCAATCTACCGAGGAGCCTCTCTTGGTAACTCGGTAACACCCCACCTCCAGGCGATTCGAAGTGGATCCTTCTCAGGCATGTACCTCGGTGACTACTGGACATATTCTGGTATCACTTGGCGTATTGTGGCGTTCAACTACTTTATGAACATCGGTGATCCTCCCTTCCGCCAGAACCATATCGTTGTAGTCCCTGATCGGTCCCTGTTCCGAGATGCCTGGTCTACTACGATTCCTGATCAGCGCTCGTATGTGGACTCAACCCTCAACCAGTCCACTATGACGCAGGCCAGTCGTATGGCCGAGTCCCTGTTCGGACGGTCTAACATGGTCGGTGTCTGGACTCGAGTCGCTACTGGGTACGATGGTAACGGCGCAGTCAGGGATTGGCGCTGGTACAACCCGCATATTAACATCATGGATGAGGCCATGCTATGGGGGACGTCGGTCTTTAACGATCCTCTCGCCAAGGGTATACACCACAACCAGTTCCCCGCCTTCAGGCTCAACCCCGCCCTTGTTAACATTGAGGAGGAATACTGGCTTCGTGAGCGCGCTTCGGCACAGACCGCGATCTACATGAAGTCTACGGGCCAGTTCTCCCACGCCCCGATTAACTACTCACTCGGGGTTCGTCCCTATCTAGCGATCGGTTAACATGCAGCACTTCGGATTCAATCCCCTGACTGACATTGTCATTGCGATATTCTTGTCAGTTCTGGGTTCCTCCGGAATGTGGGCTTGGATCATGAAGCGAAGTGAGCGGAAGTCCGCCACATCAAGGCTTCTACTCGGAATGGCCCATGACCGGATTGTATATGTCGGGAAGACCTATCTTCATCGAGGATTTCTCACCCTCGACGAGTATGAGGACTTCATGAAGTATCTTGTAGAGCCCTATTCCGAGTTCGGGGGGAATGGGCTTGCTGAGAAGATAGTGAATGAGGTAAAGAATCTTCCCGTCGTCCCCACCCCTAGACCCCCGGCTAATAGGAAGCAATATGGCAAAGCACCTTCAGGAGAGTAAGTTGAACAACAAGTCCTACGACATCCTCAAGTGGGTTGCGCTGGTCGCCCTTCCGGCTACCTCCGCTCTCTATCTCACGCTGGCGGCTCTGTGGCACCTGCCTCACCCGACCGAGGTTGCTGGGACAATCGCTGCGATTGACACCTTCCTGGGTGTTCTTCTCGGTGTGAGCTCCAACAAGTACCAGGGTACGCAGCCCTCTGGCGCCCTTCATGTGTCTGAGGACCAGGGTATCCACGCCACCTTCGACCAGGGTGTCGCCGAGATGCTCCGGAATGGTAAGGTGACGCTGGACGTCAAGCAGGTCTAAGCGAGAAAAACCTGCGGTATAATGAACCCCTAGAAAGGAGCCACACCATGAAGAACCCTGACCCCATTCAGCAGACAATTGAAGCTGCTCTGAAGGAGGCCGAGCTTCACGATCCCTCTAGTGAGGACTACACCACCATTGCTCGCAATGTCGAGACTCTTGCAAAAGCCAAAGCCCTTGGCGAGAGCAAGAAGCTCAGCAAAGACGCGATTCTCGGTGCAGCCACCTCTCTGGCCGGTATCGTAGCCGTCCTCCAGTACGAGCGACTTGCTGTTGTCAGCTCGAAGGCGTTCGGTTTGATCATGAAGGTTAAACCCTTCTGAGATTCGTCAGGCCCCCTGTGCTATACGCATGGGGGGCTTGGCTTATCTTTTTTTTTCGCGTAGAAAACGGGCTCTATATTGAAACCCGTCATAGAAAGGACACTCTCATGAACCTCTCTCCCGCCGCTGCACAGGCCGCCCTCGACTACGCCGAGGAGCTTGCTGCTACTGGACTGAGCTCTGAGCAGTACGACCACTACTACCTCTGACACAGTTCTAGATCCCGCCATGGGATCTAGGCTTATCTTTTTTTTTTTCGCGAGGAAATCTCACCGTATATTGAAGACCCTTAGAAAGGAACCACAATGACCACCCTCCTCGCTCTTGTCATCGCCCCCTTCGTCGTCATCGGCACCCTGCTGATTGTCGCCGAGATGGTTGGCAAGAAGAAGACCTGGAACTTCTGATCCTACCACCTTCCAGCCAAAGATCCCGCCATGGGATCTAGGCTTATCTTTTTTTTCGCAGGATAAACCTACGCTATATTGAAGATCCTACGAAAGGAAAGACTATGCTCTACATCGCCCTCTGCCTCGTCACCATCCTCAGCATCTTCTTCGCTGTTGCCCATGAAGAGCAGAAGCACACCTCCTACACCCTTAGGACTCGTGTGCGGAAGCTCGAGAATGAGAACGCAAAGCTGCGTGCTGAGATGATGACTGACGAAGAGTGGGACGCGATGGTGGAACAGGCTCTCGCCAACATCCACTGATCCCAACGCTATACCCCTGACAAGGGGTATACGCTTTTCCGCGAGAAAAACCATGCCTTATATGAGACCCCTCTATTTGAAAGGAAACCCTCATGACTGAGACCACCGACACCTCCGTTGAAACCAACGAGAAGATTGTCGAGTTCAAGTTCAACAAGGACGCTGTCCTGCCCGCTATCAAGCGCAACTCCAAGAAGTTGATTGCTGGCGCCGCTGTATTCGCAGCCGGTACCGCTCTCACCCTCATGGCGTTCCGCTCGGTTCCGGACACGGACGAGCCCGAAGAGCTTGAGCACGATGACCTCGATGAGCTCGACGAGATCGAAGCCTCTGAAGAGACCGACTGAGACCTCACCTATATCCCGACCTGGGATATAGGCTTTTCTAAGGAGCAAATATGGAATTTGGACAGTGGCTTGGTATCTACGGACTACTCCTGCTTATCTGACTCGAGCTTCGTGATATTCGAAAGAAGATGAAGTAGCCCGCGAGAAAAACCGGTCCTATATTGAAACCCCTCCGTTTGAAAGGACCACTCATGACCCGCATCATCGTTTCTGTCATCAAGAGCGCTGTTTTCATCCTCGGAATTGTTCTCGCCTCCTGCTTTATTGGCAGGGGTGCGAACTCCCGGATGAAGCACGTTGTTGGTGTTCAGCAGCGTTTCATCGCGCGCCGTGATCGTAAGATCAACCGCTGGTAATTCAGCACTATACCCCGACTTGGGGTATAGGCTTTCCTCGAGAAAGGAGCACACATGTTCGAGGAACCACCGATCTACTACATCCTGATCAGTCTCATCTTCCTGATCGTCTTCGGAGCCATCAGCTTTGCCACCTGGATGGTTTGGCTGACGGCTATCTCTTTCTTCGCCAAGCTTGTGGTGACCGCGATCGGTTTCCTGCTGGCGGCTATGACAGTCATCCTCTACACGATCTCGGCGGAGTGATATGTTAGTCGTACTTCTCGGTCCAAGTTGTTCAGGCAAGTCCACATTCCAGAAGGAGCTGGTTGAGAATGAGGGATACCATGCAGTACGAACTGCCACCACACGCCCTAGACGTATGGGAGAGAACGCTTCTGCCTACTACTTCCTCAAGGATCAAGCATTCTCAGAGTGGGAGACCCGGGGAGACCTCCTTTGTGTCGAGACCTTCCGAGGCTGGCGATACGGGGTACCACGTGACGAGATTGCCAGGAGGGGAGACCGCCATAATCGAGTTGTCATCCTCACGCCCGGAGGTGTCATGGAGCTCCTATCACGACACGCAGATGTTATCACAGCCGATGCGCTGTCCATCCTATACCTTGGCGTCGATGGAGCAACGGGAGAAGCACGCGCCTGCAAGCGAGGAGATTCTCGACGAGAGTACCTTAGACGCATGGCGGCGGACTCTCTCGATTTTCGGCACTTCCCTCGGGAAAATGGCGTCTGGGAGTTCACCCCAGATTATATCCTGGATTGTGTCAACAATCCGCAGAACTACAAACTGAAGCCTCGTCTCAAGCGGGTTGAAAGGAAGCACAAGTGAGCATCATCTGGTGGACCCTGTATATTCTCGGGGCCGTTACGATCGTAGTCGTCTGGCTCAATCTCATCACCCTCTTCATCCGAGTGTGTACCTATATCTTCAAGTCGGAGTGGTGCAAGGTCAAGGTGATCCAGGGGCCTCCTGGACCCAAGGGTGAGCGTGGTGAGCGTGGTCCTCGTGGGTATGACGGCGAGCAGGGCCCTCGAGGAGACTTTGTTATCACGTCTGATCTTAGGCGAGAGATTGACCGAACTATCAAGCAGCAGGGGGTTCTGACTCGTAAAGACATAGAGTCGCTTATCCGTATGGAGGTAGCCGCCTACCTGAGTAAGCTCGAGATCTCTCGTACATCATATCCCAGCCTCGGTAAGGAAGAGACCAAGATCCAGATGAAGGAGGAAAAGTGATCAATGCGAACGGTATTACGCAATTCTTCAAGACAAACGCTCCGGCTATTCTCACGGCCTCGGCATGCGTCGGGACCGTTGCTACGGCCGTACTCACGGCGAAGTCTACTACGCTCGCAGTCGAGAAGATCGCAGACTACTGTGAAGCCAATCTTCGCTCACCCGAGGACCTCTCTTGGAAGGAGAAGTTCGCAGTATCATATCGAGTATATATTCCCCCGGCCATCGCAGGCGTATGCACTCTGGTATCGATCATCGCGGCGAATCGTATTCAGTACTCTCGAGGAGCGGCGTTCGCACTGGCTTACACAGGTTCGGAGGCGGCGTTTAAGCGATATCGAGAAGCGGTGGCGGACGTGGTTAAGCCGAAGGACCTGGAGAAGGTTAAGGCCCGCGTTGCAGAGAAATCGGTATCGGCAGCTGGCGAACCACATCCCGGAACTATTCTTGTGGCCGGGGGAGGGGACGTTCTCTGCTATGACATCTTCTCGGGGCGGTATTTCAAGTCCGACATCGAGTCAATCCGTCGAGTCGAAAACAACATTAATGGGCAGCTCAACCTTGAGTGCTACGCTTCCCTCAACGAGTTCTACAACGGCCTTGGACTTCCACCTATTGCAGCCGGTGAACTGGTTGGATGGTCCGAACCGAACTCCCTCTCCGTCGAGTTTGGTTCTCAGCTCACTGAAAAGGGTGAGCCAGTACTTACGGTCGACTTTCTAGTCGCCCCCAAGGAAAACTACTTCAAGATCAACTGAAAGGAAACCATCAATGTTCTCTCACATCATCCGCGTTCGTGGTATCTTCGACGACGAGCCCACCACCAAGAAGCTCTACTTCCACATGTCTCGCCGTGAGATGTTCGACTTCATCAAGCGGTATGACAATGTGACCAACTTCGAGAAGTGGCTCCAGGCCGCTATCGACAATGAGGATCTGTACACCATGATGAAGTTCTTCGACGACCTCATCGGTACCTCGTACGGTGAGCGCCAGGGTGAGCGCTTCGTCAAGTCGGAGCAGATCAAGGAGTCCTTCCTCAACTCGCCGGAGTACGAGGAGCTCTTCGACCAGCTCATGGACAACCCTTCTCTCGTGAGGGAGTTCTACAATGGCATCCTCCCTGAGAAGATCATGAAGCAGGTTGCCGAGGATCCCAAGTACAAGGAGCTCGACTCTAAGCTTAAGGAGACGGAGCTCAAGAACCTCTGATTCATATTTGGGGGGGCCCTGGAGAAATCTGGGGCCCCCACCTCCTTAGAAAGGGGCCACCTTGGCTAACGCACCGATTCGTCCGAACCTCCCGTCCAACAGCAAGCTCCCAGAGCGCAAGAAGGTTGAGCAGGTCACCACTGCTACCGTCACCAAGAAGAAGGCCAACTTCGGGACGAAGGCTATCTCGGCTTTCGTCGGAGAGGATATCCACAATGTCGGCGAGTATCTACTCTACGATGTTACTATCCCTGCTATCAAGAACACACTCTCGGATCTGGTCAGTCAGGGCATCGAACGTCTCCTCTTCGGAGAGTCTTCTCCTCGAGCTCGCAGCTCGTCCGGGGGGTCCCGTGTCTCATACGGATCATATTCTCGACCAGGCTCAGCACCAGGCAATCGCCGAGACGCTTCTCCTCGTACACGTCGATACCATGATTTCTCAGAGATCGAGCTCGAGTCCCGAGATGAAGCTTATCTCGTTATCGACCGACTCGGAGACATCATCGAGGAGTACGGTCTTGCCACCGTCGCCGACCTCTACGATCTCTGCGGTATCACTACCGAATACACTGACGAGAACTGGGGCTGGACTTCGGCCCGGTACATGTCGGTGATCCGTAGCCGTCGGGGCTACATGCTTCAGCTCCCGAAACCTGACCACATCAATGCACGATGAATCCTCAGCAAGTGCGGCTTGAGCTTATCGCCGCCTACCCATTCTCAGACAAGTGGCGTCGCCGTGTTGAGCGCATGGAAGACGACCAGGCAATCGCAATCTATCTTCGACTCAAGAAAGCAGGACGTATCAAATGAATCTCGGAATCGTTACCCGTTTCGCAGGACGCGCTGGACTGGTTCTCAGCAAGCACGCCCCCACTATTCTGACTGCAGCCGGTACTGTTGGCTTTATCGGTACCACGGTTCTCGCATCCAAGGCGACTCTCAAGGTTGAGGAGACCCTCGCTGAGGAGACTGCGCTTCTCGTTAAGGTCCACGAGGCCCACGAGGACGGCAAGCTCACCGACAAGGACGCCACTCGGGACAAGGTTATCCTCTACACCCGAATGAGCACCAAGCTCGCCAAGCTTTATGCCCCCGCCCTTATTCTTGGGGCGGCCTCTATCGCTTCTCTGGTCACCGGTCACGGTATCATGCTGAAGCGCAACGCCTCTCTCGCTGCAGCGTACGCCGCTGTCGACCAGGCCTTCAAGACCTACAAGAAGAAGGTCGAGTCCAAGTTCGGTAAGGACGCGGTGCTTGACGCTATCGTCTCTGTCGCTGACGAGGACCTCACCAAGGACGAGATGACTCTAGAGGCCATCTCTGCTGTCGACGGAGTCTCTCCTTACGGTGTTATCTTCGATGACGAGAACGTCAACTGGTCTGCTGACGAGGACCTGGCTATGCTCCACCTTAAGTGCCAGCAGCAGTACGCGAACGATATTCTCCAGACTCGTGGTCACATCTTCCTCAACGAGGTCTACAAGATGCTTGGGTTCCCCCACACTCCCGCTGGTGCTGTGACTGGTTGGGTCAAGGGTAATGGCGACGACTTCGTCGACTTCAACATCTTCGAGGGCACATTTGAGGGCGAGGACAAGAACGGCCGTACTGTCACCAAGTGGGCGCTGGACTTCAACGTCGACGGCGTGATGTACGACAAGATCTGAGGTGACCATGCTTGACAAGATCGCATATTTCGCAGCCGGGGCTGTCGCAGGCGGCCTTGGCGTATATTTCGTTCTTGCTCGCAAGTTCGAGCAGGACTTCCAGGAAGCCACAATCGAGATCAACAAGGAGCTTGCAGAAATTGCTGAAGCGAAGCACAAAGAGCGAGTGGGAGATGGCCCTGATTCAGAGGATCGCGAACCCGATCCTGAGCATGTGGTACCGGAAGCTGTTGTGGATTACTCTCCGACTCTTGTGGAAGATTCCGACCAGGAGGAAGTGACCAAGCGTACGATGGACCGACAGCACTTCGAGGCCTACCAGATCACCGAAGAGGAGTATCGGGCTAAGGGTCATCAGGAGCATGTCGAGCTCACGTACTACATGGAGGACGACGTATTCGCTGACAACCGGGGCGTTCCTATGCAGGATACGTCCTGGTTCGACAACATCATCAGCGGGATCTCCGCCTCCGACACCATCATCTACGTCCGAAGCATGAGCCGCCACGCGGACTTCGAGATTACTATTCTCGACGATTCCTACGAGCACTCGGTTCTCGGGGTTGAGTATTACGAGGACGAGTAATGATCGAGGCGGCACCGGATAACTCATATTTCGACTGGCTTGTGGATCGAACCGGGGATACTCGTCAAGCCGAGTGCCCCGAGGAGTCGTTCATGAGCCTGCTCGAGATCATGCACCAGACGCCGTTCCGGGTGACGATCCAGAACGACATCAACCGTGCACAGGATGGTATTGACCTTCGTAGGCAGTTTGTTCGAGAGAACAACGACGTGTCCTACGTCTGGCTTAACGAGCAGTCTTGCTCCATGCTCGAGATGTTCATCGCTTTGGCCGAGCGTATGGACATGATGCTTGAGGATGACGATACACCATATTCTCTAGAATGGTACTTCTGGGAGATGGTGAAGAACTGTGGCCTCTACGATTACACCGATGAGGTACTGTTCAACCCCCGCCACGAGGAAGAGGTAGAGTCTATCCTCGAGCGGATCAACTCGAGGGATTACACGAAGCTGGGACACGGATCCATGTTCCCTCTTCGTGCGATTCCTCTTCATGGCGCACGTGATATGCGCAAGGCAGAACTCTGGGCCCAGATGAATGCCTACGCAAACGAACATTACTTGTAAAGGAGACTCATGGATTTCTACCGAATCTGCGAGCGTACCACAAAGAGTGGAAAGGTGGAAATCTACCCTGAGTTCCTCGTCGGACGGTCGAGGGATATTCTCATTCAGGGGCGAGACTTCCAAGCAATCTGGGATGAGGAGAAGGGGCTCTGGTCTACAGACGAGTTTGACGTCGCTACGTTTGTAGACCGGTCCCTCTTCGAGCACCAGAAGAACCACAAGGGTCAGATTGAGACCGTTGTGAAAACTATGTCCAATTACAACACTGGACTATGGACCAGCTTCCAAACTTGGAAGTCCAGGTTACCTGATAACGGGCAGGAGCTTAACAGCAAACTCATATTTGCAGACAGTACTCCTAGAAAGGAAGACTATGCCACTGCAAGACTTCCATACTCTCTCGAGGAGGGCGAGCCGGTCGCTTGGGGATCTCTCGTTGGAACTCTATATGATGAGGATGCTCGGCGAAAGCTCGAGTGGCTCGTCGGGTCCATCGTGGCTGGAGACTCTAAGCGGATACAGAAGTTTGCCGTCTTATATGGTCCCCCGGGATCTGGTAAGTCAACAGTCCTCAACATTCTGGAACTTCTATTCCAAGGATATACAACTACATTCGATGCGGGGGCGCTTGGGTCAAAGTCAGATCAGTTCGCAACCAGCACCCTTGGTAAGAGTTCGCTCGTGGCCATCGACCAAGATGGCGACCTCTCAAGAATCGAGACCAACGGCCTACTCAATAGCGTGGTCGCACATGAAACGATTCTCATCAATGAGAAAGGAGTTAAGCGATACCCTAAACGGATTAACGCGCTCCTTTTCATCGGCACTAACAAGCCTGTCAAGATCACTGACTCCAAGTCAGGAATCATCCGACGACTGATTGATATCTCCCCCACCGGGCAAACCGTGGGGGCTGACGAGTATCAGACGCTGATGACGCAGATCCGTGACGAGCTTGGTAGGATCGCTAATCACTGTCTTGGGGTTTATAGGAGTCTTGGGAAGCACTACTACGACGCTTATAAGCCACAGGACATGATGATGAAGACCAATGTGCTCTACAACTTTGTTGAGGAGAACTACCTCCTCTTCAAGGAAGAGAAATACGTTAGTCTCACCATGGCATACAAGCTGTATAAGGAGTACTGTAGTGAGAGTAATATCCCGTACCCGAAGAGCCGATACATCTTCCGCGAAGAGCTCAAAGATTACTTTGACGAGTTTCATTCACGTGTACAGCATGACGGCAATAGACTACGCAGTGTCTATTCCGGCTTCAGGGATTACTTACTGGATCCTGCCGAACTCGAGGCTTCTCCAGAGGAGCCATATTCACTGGCCCTCGACTACTCCGAGTCCCTTCTCGACGACGTTCTGGCGGACTGTCCAGCCCAAAGAGCCGGAGACCATGGGACTCCGCAGTTCCGATGGGCAAACGTTCGAACCACTCTTCGTGAGATAGATACTCATGAAGTCCACTATGTCAAAGTCCCCGAGAACCACATCGTCATCGACTTTGATATCAAGCAGGACGGTCGGAAGGACCTTAATAGAAACCTTCAGGCCGCCTCAGAATGGCCCCCTACCTACGCCGAGACCAGTCAAGGTGGAAATGGAGTTCACCTCCACTATATCTACGACGGAGACCCTACCGAACTGGCGAGGCTCTACGACGAAGACATTGAGATCAAGGTCTTCACGGGTGATTCCTCTTTGAGGAGAAAGGTCACCCACTGTAACAACATCCCGGTGGCTCATATTTCGGAGGGGCTGCCGTTTAAGGAGAAGAAAGTGATCAACAAGAACACCATGGCCAACGAGAAGAAGGTCAGGGAGCTTATTGAGCGCAACCTTCGGAAGGAGATTCACCCCTCAACCAAACCCTCGGTCGACTTCATCGCCAAGATCCTCCGTGACGCCAAGGAACAGGGGATGGTGTATGATGTCAAGGACCTGAAGCCTCGTGTGCTGGCATTCGCTATGAACTCGACGCATCAGTCTGAGGCAGCCATCAAGGCGGTGATGGAGATGCCGTTTACCAATGAGGATCCTGAGGAGAAATCCGTAGGCTTCCCGACTGGTGAGCTGGTGTTCTTTGACTGCGAGGTCTTTCCGAACCTGTTCCTCGTGAACTGGAAGGTGAAGGGTAATCCGACCGTGCATCGGATGATTAACCCCACCCCCGAAGAGATCGAGGCCCTCTGTGAGATGCGGCTTGTCGGCTTCAACTGCCGTAAGTACGACAACCATATTCTCTATGCTCGTACTCTGGGGTTCACAAACGCCAAGCTGTACGACCTGAGCAAGCGGATCATTGAGAACAGCGTCACCGCTGGGTTCGTCGAGGCATATAACTTGTCCTACACCGATGTGTACGACTTCGCAGCCACCAAGATGTCTCTCAAGAAGTGGGAGATCGAGCTTGGACTGCATCACCAGGAGCTTGGTATTCCTTGGGACGAGAATGTTCCCGAGGATCGCTGGGAAGAGGTGGCGGAGTACTGTGATAACGATGTTATCGCAACCGAGGAGGTCTTCAATCACCTCCATGCGGACTGGCAGGCCCGCCTTATGCTTGCCGAACTGTCTGGTTTGACTCCTAACGATACGACCAACAAGCACAGTCAGTTCATCATCTTCGGGAAGAACAGGAACCCCCAGAGTGAGTTCGTTTACACCGATCTCAGTGAGCAATTCCCTGGCTATCAGTACGCTTTCGGCAAGTCTACCTATCGTGGGGAGGAGGTCGGTGAGGGTGGATACGTCTACGCCGAACCAGGAATCTACGTCGACGTCGCACTTCTCGACGTTGCGAGCATGCATCCCACTTCAATCGAGTGTCTCAACCTCTTCGGAGACCGATACACTCAGCGTTTCAGCGAGATCAAGCAGGCCCGAGTCGCCATCAAGCACCACGACGACAAGCTTGCAGGGTCTCTCCTAGACGGAGCCCTCAAGCCGTTCCTCGAGGAGGGTGTGGACTATGAGGCACTGGCCTTTGCTCTTAAGATCGTCATCAACTCGGTGTACGGTCTCACTGCGGCGAAGTTCCCCAATGCTTTCAAGGACCCCAGGAACGTCGACAACATCGTCGCAAAGCGTGGCGCTCTGTTTATGGTGGATCTGAAGCACTTCGTCCAGGAGCAGGGCTTCGACGTTGCACACATCAAGACCGACTCGATCAAGATCCCGAGGGCTACTCCCGAGATCATCGAGAAGGTCATGGAGTTCGGCAAGAAGTACGGCTACACCTTCGAGCACGAGGCTACTTACGACCGTATGTGTCTTGTGAACAAGGCTGTCTATGTCGACTACGAGGATGGGAAGTGGAGCGCCACTGGTGCCCAGTTCCAGCACCCCTACGTCTTCAAGGAGCTCTTCTCGAAGGAGGAGCTGGACATTCGAGACGTGGCGGAGACCAAGAGCGTCACCACCGCTCTGTACCTCAACAACGGCACTGAAGAGAAGCCAGAGATGGAGTTCGTCGGTAAGACCGGCGCCTTTGTCCCCGTGAACCGTGGAGGCGGGATCCTTCTCCGCGAGAAAGATGGTAAGTTCCATGCCGCATCAGGCAGTACCGGTCACAGGTGGGTACAGTTCGAGTCCTTCAAAGATGCCCACCCCGAGGACTGGAAGGAGTGGGTCGACTGGGATTACTTCGAGGGTCTTGCTGACGATGCAAAGGCTGCGGTGGGAGAATTCGGCGACTTCGAGGCCTTCGCCCTTGGAGCTTGAGCCATACGATTGGAGTCTTGGTACTGATGGCTGAGCACGTGAACCGCTGGGATCCATATTCCGAGCTCTCGATTGAGAAGGATCGGGATCCCGTTTTTGACGATGAGATCATCTACGGGGTCAACGTCAAGCACTATACCTTGACGGTATATTCTCCAGAGGGTCGAGTCAGTAAGTACTGGAATGCCCGGATCCTCAAGGATGATCTTGGTAGGTGCCGAATCGCTTGTCCTCGAGAGGGGAAGATTCTGTGCTTCTCCTGGTTCGACTGGGATGCGCATATGTTCACCCATGATGGGATGAACGAGCTCGTGTTTGCGCCCAAGTTGAACTCCAGGAGTGTTTCATCACTGTGGAACAAGAAGGAGGCGAAGTAATATGTGTGGACGCTGGATGTGGACTTGGTCACGTTGGCACGGTTGGACTCGGATTCATGTGCAGGACGCCAACTGCTTCCGGTACAACTACACCTGATGTGTAAAATCCCCCGGGTCTGTAACAGGGCCCGGGGGTCCGCGTCAGAAACTAAGGGTAATATGAGACCCCTCTACTCGAAAGGAATACTCATGCTGCCCGTTGCCAAGATTATCATCTCCGGACTCTCCTCCATTGGAGCTGGTATGATTGCCAGCAAGCTCACCAAGCCTATCGTCTCGAATGCAAATGGAATCGCTAAGATTCTGCTTTGGTTCGGATCGGTAGGCACTGGTGTTGCTGCTAGTGCAATCGTTGCCCGCGAAGTTGAGAAGCAGTTCGACGAGACTGTCAAGGCTGTCAAGGAAGCCCGAGACCACATCGAGATCGAAGACTGATCTCTAGTTTATACCCCATTAACTTGGGGTATAGGCTTTTCTGAAAGGAGCACACATGCCAGGAAAGATTGTCGCCCACGATACCCATCTTCGGATCGATACAGAGTTCATCGAGCTCAAGGACTGCTTCGAGGCATTCCGTCGAGGTGTGGAGTATCGGGAGAAGAATGACGTTGACGATATTCTCGTCATCTGTAACGCCCCCGACATCATTGAGTACCAGCTCAAGAATGGGGACAGCTTCATCGTTACCTATGATCCCATTCATCGGATCATCGTGATGCGGGTGTTCCTCCATGACGAGGACATCACCATCAAGCCCATCTATATTTACAACAACCGTGAGTACCAGATCGCCTGTGAGTTTCTCAGGCAGGTCATGCACGACAAGATCGACCTTAAGGATGAGTGGATCGCATGAGTAAGAAGAACCCCAGTGTTATTGACTACTTCGACCTCAATGGTGACCTGAACGAGGAGGCCTATGAGTTCGAAGAGGTCAAGCTCGATGAGTATATCGACAAGCGGAGCAATGTCAAGCCCTCTTGGATCGGTAAGTACAGCCACCAGATGCACTTCGACCTTGCGGATGACACGGAGGTCAGCTTCTACAAGGGGCTGAATATCGTCTACGCTGACATCAACTTCTCAAATGGAGTCCGCACCATCCTGTTCAAGTGTCGCCAGAAGAAGAATCTCACACGATTCATTTCCCGAGTGCTAGAGATTGCACAGGGAGACCCCTCAAACGTCCACCCCGATTTCCGAGCCTGATTTAAGGAGCACACAATGGTACGACTGAGCAACCTCACCATCGAGAACGCCCGTATCTTCTTCAAGGACTTCTCCGCTGCTGGTCCTTACGCCGGTGGTACGAAGCGAACCTTCTGCGTTGAGATCCCCGAGGACATGGTTGAGGCCCTCGAGAAGGATGGGTGGAACCTGAAGTCCCGGGAGTCTCGAACTGACCCGGATGCCCTCACCCACTACCTCAAGGTGGAGGTGTCCTACAGGGCCCGTCCTCCGAAGATTGTCTGCATCCCGAACCTGACTCGTCGAAAGGTGTTCATCACCGAGCAGACGGTGGACAGCCTGGACTACGTCGAGATCCTGAACGTGGACCTCACCATCAACCCCTATGTCTGGGAGGTCAATGGGAACTCCGGGGTGAAGGCATATCTCGGTACGATGTATGTCACGATCGCCGAGGACCCGCTCGACGCCAAGTACGATGACGAGGAGGTGGCTGCCTGATGCGACGCTACGGTTTCTTCAACTTCCTGTTCGACGTCTTCATGGTCTCTGTGACCGGAGGATTCTGGCTCATCTGGATCTTCATCCGGGAGATGCGCCGCGGTTGATCTAATGCCCCGGGGTCTGTAAAAGGGCCCCGGGGTTTACCACTCATTCTTATAGAAAGGACACACGTGGCTAGCCGGCTCATCGTCACAGCAGACGATATCATGAGGGCGGTCAAGGAATCTGAGGAGTTCGAGAGGAAGGCTCTTTTCGAGGCTCGGAAACGGGACCTGGCTGAGGGTAAGCCCCCTCGAGAAGTTCTCCATCCCGATCACAAGCCTGGTCGAGAGATCGTGCTCGACTATATCAAGAACCCTGAGCGTCGACGTACGCCACGGTGTTCCGTTCATCTTGAGAAGCGGACTGCTAATAACAGCTATCGTTTTATCGTAGACGTGTCTCAGGTAAGGAATCGAGAGCTTGCGGATGAGATTGAGAAGGATCTCTTCGCATTCATGGACTACCTTCTCGACGAGTACGACATTCCCCGACGCATTAAAAGGAGCACCAAATGATCACTCTTATCAAGGTTGACGAGGGTCCTGTCGACATCTACGAGCTTCGTATGCAGTATCTTGCCAAGCTCAAGCAGACGGATGGAGTTATGCTCCCCACATTCATCTACCGTAACAAGGACCTCTTCGTCACTGAGTTCAAGCCCACTTGCGATGACCAGTGGATCATGTATATGACGAACGCCGAGGGGCTCATCACCAAGATGCGTATTAAGAATGGCGATCTGATGAGCAACGGGTCGGTTCTGTTCCTCGCTGAGGAGCAGAAGATCTACAACGCCAAGGAGTACTACGACTACTGGACTGCTCGTGAGGGTAAGCCCGCTCCGTTCTTCTACGAGTCCCGACAGTATCACGTCAAGTCGTTCATGCGAGTTCCCGGATCGACCGACCTGTGGATCACTGCTGAGCGAGAGACCGGACACTGGTACACCTTCCGCATGTCAGATGACCAGAAGTCCAAGTTCACTCGCCACACTATGACGAACGAGAAGGGGCACCAGACCTACGACTGGGTTCTTGAGAATGCTGAGTGGACTGCCGACGTGCATCGTTATTTCTGAGGATGATGCTATAAAATTGACCGGCAACGGATTCTACAAGACCCCTCGGATTATCAAGGGGCTGGCCTTCCTGGAGCATATTCACGATACCCTTGACTGTGGTAACGAGATGTATGTCCAGTTCCTGACTAATGAGGATGCAGTACGGGTAACATCATACACTCGCCTTTACGACTCGACTAATGATAACGCAGTCGTCTTCAATACTCCGGACAGAGCGTGGAAAGGCGACATCCTCGTAGCAGACATCACCGAATTCGAATTCATCCAGTACCGCCCGCAGACAGCATGGAAGGCAATTCACATGGGAAGCACCAAGCGATTCAACCTCGAGCAGTTTGATGAGCTCTGGCTCGACCAGACATTCCAGAAGCTGCACCCGGTTATCGTCAACCACGACGGCAAGTTCTGGCACGTGATGGGGCTGAAGCTAGACGTGGACGCAGATGGCTCGTTCTGGGGGCTCTATCTCAAGCGTCAGGACAGCGACTCCATGAAGGAGATTCGCATGCCTCTGACCCAGAAGTTCATCTACAACCCAATCTCGGGTTCCTGGTCTCTTGACGACCCGACTCAGGAGATCAAGGACCTCGAGGAGA